GTGCCTTGTCACTACAAAAGACAATACATTGAATGGCAAGACAGAGGTACCAGCAGTGGTGCACCTGTTGCAATTCATGATGCTGACAGTGATATAGTAAGTCAAACTACAAGAGGGAAAGACTATAAAGATAGATTACCGAATGGTAATTATCTTGATAACACTGCCAATCATTTTGTACTTTGTCTTGGTGAAACTCCGTCAACAGCATTGATTTCTATGAAGTCTACTCAATTAAAAGTTAGTAGAAAATGGAATTCATTAATGATGGGTTTAAAACTACAAGGTAAAAATGGTTTGTTTACACCGCCAACTTACAGCCACATTTATAATCTATCTACCGTTCAGATGTCTAATGACAAAGGAACATGGTTTGGATGGGAAGTTGAAAAAGCTGGTCCTGTTACAGATAAAGGAATCTACGACATGGCTAAATCTTTTGCAACAAGTGTCGGCAAAGATCAGGTGCAAGTTAAACACGGATCAGAAGATACTAAAGAAGCATCACCGTACTAATTGAATCCTAGGAGTGGGCGTGGAAGCGAGAGTGGAAACGCCCATTAAAAAATATGTTTGAAAAAATATTTAAAGGATTGGAGCGAGCTCATGGTTGTACTAAAGTAAGTGCACCAGCTGAAAATGGTGTCAAATTAAAAGGGCAATCATTTGTAGTACGTCAACCAGTGACCACTGAATTATGGAAGATGCACTTAGACGGTAGACAAAGTCTGGGCATCATACCTATTAATGAAGACAATCAGTGTGTCTGGGGTTGTGTAGATATTGACTCTTATGCAGGCTTTGATCACAAAAAATTAATAGATAAGATAAAACAATTTAAACTGCCTTTGGCTGTTTGTCGGTCAAAGAGTGGAGGAGCACACGTCTTTCTCTTCTCCGAACAACCGGTAGCAGCAGAAAGAATGAGAGACAAACTAACGGAAATTAAAACATTACTAGGATATGGCGGATCAGAAGTTTTTCCAAAACAAATACAATTAAAATCAGCAGATGATACAGGTAATTTTTTAAACTTACCATATTTTAATGGTGACAATACTACAAGATATGCATTTAAAGATGATGGTAGCGCGGCTACATTACAAGAATTTTACGCAATCTATAATACAGTTAAACAAACAGACATTACACAAATAAAAATAGAAAGACCAAAATCAGAATACTCTGATGCACCACCATGCATAGAACTTATGGCTATGAATAAAATACCAGAAGGTGGTCGTAATAATTCTATGTTTCATTTTGGTGTGTACGCTAAAAAGAAATGGCCAGCAGAATGGAAAAGTAGATTAACTATGTTTAACATAGAAGCTTCTACAAGTCCTTTGAGTGAATCAGAGGTGGATATAATTAAGAGACAACATGATAAAAAAGAATGGGGTTACAAATGTAATGACACTCCGATGTGTAACTTATGTGATAAAAAATTATGTAGAGAAAGAAAATTTGGTATTGGTGAAGAGATAGTATTTCCTGCCTTAACTGACTTACAAAAAATTAAATTAGAAAAGCCTTATTATTACCTTAATGTTGATGGAGAAAGATTACACTTAGAAAATGTAAAATTTTTAAAACAACAAAGTTTATTTCAAGAGGCTTGTATGGAACAGTTAGATTTTAAACCACCAACAGTTAAACCTAAAGATTGGGACATGATAATAAACCCACTCATGAAGAATCACGAACCAATAGATCCACCTGAAGGGGTGACCACACAAGATCAATTACAAAATCATTTAGAAGAATTTTGTTTAGATCGGCACATCGGATCAGATATAAAAGATTTAAAACGTGGTGGGGTTTTAACTAAAGATGGGCATCATCATTTTATATTTGATAAGTTTTATAATCAATTTTTAATTAGAAAACGTTGGGATGTACCATACTCACGAACAGCTCAAATGTTAAAAGAAACATGCAACTGTGATGACAAACGTATTGGTAAAGAAAGAATCTCTGTGTTTGTTGTTAAACAGTTTGATAAAAAGACAGATGATTACACACAAAAAGAATTAAAACCAAAGGATCCATACTAATGAGAACAATTGTATTAGGACCTCCAGGCACAGGTAAGACTACAACTTTGTTAAATAAAGTAGATGACTATCTTAAAAACACAGACCCAGATAAAGTTGGTTACTTTGCTTTTACACAGAAAGCTGCATACGAAGCAAGAGATAGAGCTGTTAAAAAATTTAATCTTACAGAAGATGACTTACCATATTTTAGAACACTGCACTCATTAGCATTTAGAAGACTTGGAATAAAAAAAGATCAGGTAATGCAACAAAGACATTACAAAGATCTAGGAAAAAAATTAGGTTTTCCTGTAACTTATGCAGACTATCAAGAAGATCAAGGCAGTGCATTTAATTCTGATAGTGAATATTTAAGAATTATACAGTTAGCACAACTAAGAAACATAACACCAGAACAACAGTTTGATTTAAACGAACACACACAGGATTTAGAACGAAGCACACTTAGAATTATAGCAAACGAACTAACAAGATATAAAAAAGAATATAACTTAATAGATTTTAATGACATGATTACAGAATTTACAAAGTCAGATAAGTCACCAAAGTTTGATGTTGTATTCATAGATGAAGCACAAGACCTATCTCTAATGCAATGGGATATGGCAAAGAGCATTTGGAATAAAACACAAGATTCTTTTATAGCCGGAGATGATGACCAGGCTATATACAAATGGGCTGGTGCAGATGTAGATTCTTTCATAGCTTTGGAAGGACAATACCTACCACTAACACAATCGTTTAGAATACCTGCAAGAGTCCATGGTGTAGCCATGGGTATCATTAATAGAATTAGAAACAGGATAGATAAAACATGGCAGCCTAAAACTGTACAGGGTAGTTTACATAGACACTACAATGCAGATACAATTGATATGTCTAATGGTGAATGGCTAGTGTTGGCTAGAACTAAATATTTATTAAAAGATATTGAAGAGTCTTTGTATCAACGTGGGCTTTACTATTCATCAAGATATAGAAGAGGCACAGAAAAAGATTTACACGAAGCGGCAACAGCGTGGGAAAATTTAAGAAAAGGACAACTAGTAAACTTTAAACAAATAGAAAACATATCTAAATACATGGGACCAAAACATTGGCATAAGAAAAAAATAAAAGGTATGGCAAAAGAATCTTTTTATGGCATAGACCAATTAGTAAAAGATTATGGACTACAAGTTAAAACAGTTTGGTATGAAGCATTTGATGATGCCGGACAAACTAAAGTAGATTATTTAAGAAAGATGAGAGCAAACGGAGAAAAACTAAATGAAAAACCAAGAATAGAATTGTCTACTATACACGGAGCTAAAGGTGGCGAAGCAGAAAATGTTGTGCTGTTAACAGATTTAACACAGAACACTATGAAAGGTTATGAAAGAGATCCAGACGATGAAAACAGATTGTTCTATGTTGGTGCAACAAGAACAAAAGAAAACTTACACATAATAGAACCAAAAAAATATGAAAAAGGATACTTACTATGAAACCATACGATAAACAAATCGGAGGATCACACTATCAAAAATATAAAATTCAACCAAGCAAGTTCGTAATAGAGAATGAATTGCTATATCCAGAAGGGTGTGCTATAAAATATATTATAAGACATCGTGACAAGGGAAAGAAGCAAGACATATTGAAAGCAATACACTTTTTAGAAATGATTATTGAAAGGGATTACGATGCAGATACCTCTATTTAAACCACAGACAGAGTGGTTGCCACCAGAAAATTTTCCAGATCTATCTAAGTATGATGAGATCGCAATAGACTTAGAAACTAAAGACCCGGAACTTATGAAGATGGGATCAGGATCTGTAGTTGGTAAAGGTGACGTAACCGGTATAGCTGTAGCTGTACCAGGATGGTCGGGTTATTATCCGATAGCTCATGAAGGTGGTGGTAATATGGATCGTAAAAAAGTTTTAAAATGGTTTCAAGGTGTATTAAATACACCAGCCATAAAAATATTTCACAACGCCATGTATGACGTGTGTTGGATTAAAGCGCTTGGTCTAAGTGTTAGCGGTAAAATTGTGGACACGATGATTGCATCGGCCTTGGTTGATGAAAATCAAATGCGCTATGACTTAAACAACTGTGCTAAAAGATACACTGGCAAAACAAAAAGTGAAAGTGATT